GGATGACCCCGCCGGCGGGTTGTACAGCGGCTGCTCAGCCTTGTGAACTGAATCGTCAAAGACCGCCTCTGCTTGCATGTACCTGGCCAGATCGTTCTGTAGGACCAGCGTGAGGCGCTTGCGGCTTTCACGGTCCACATCGTCATCCAGCGCAATGATGACCCGGATGCGGATGCTGTCGGGCGTCGAGGATGCCGTGGTGTACCAGAACGCCTCGTAATCCTCTAACCACTGCAGGATCTCGCTGAAGCCATCCGGGCTGGTGCCATCGATGTCGAATGCCGTCCAGTTACATGGCAGTACGTTGACCTCTCTGCGCCGGTTGTGATTGCAAGGCGCGCAAAAATATTTACCTCCCTTTTCGGTTGGGTGCTTTTTTAGATAAAAGAAAAAATCCTGCAAGCTTTCGAAGTCTGCAGGCTTGATGTATGAGGACCTGGCATGTTCGCCAGTCGCGATTCTGATTGTACTGTTGGTCATTATTTTTATTACCCATGTTGTAGTGACGCTAGCTAGTCGATAAAGAGCTCTCTGGCCACGTACTTGGGCAATCTGCCGTCGTAATGTCGCTTGAAGTAGGTAAACATGGACGGCGCCACATTTGCCCGCCTTGCGGCTTCTCTTAGGGACCCATAAGCCCTTAGGGCGTCAGAGATAAAGTAGGGAGATAGTTCTCGGTTCTTATTAGCTGCCATTGTGCATCCTTGTTGCGTATTATTTTGTCACTGTTCGAGCGATTGAAAAAAACTTGATTAGTTTTAACCTCTTGTGTTGCAGTGGTTAAAACACTACTTTAGACTGAGATTTCAGTCAACGGGACAAAATAAGATGAACAAGATAGACGAATTAAAAGACCAATGGGTGCGATTGAAGGCTGAGGAAGCGACTGCTCGTGAGCGTCGGCTCGCAGTTGAGCAAAGTTTGATCGCAATGATCAACGACATGCCAGACGAAGGCACCAAGACCTTGCAGTGTGACGATGGCGTCAAGGTGCGGGTAACCAGCAAGCTCACGCGCCGGCTGGATGCTGCGCGCTGGGCTGACCTTCGAGACATGATTCCTCAGCCGCTCGCTGATCGCCTGGTACGTGCCAAGCTGGAACTCGATAGCCGTGAGCTGCGCTACATCCGCAACAACGAACCTGATTACTTCCAGATCATCGCGCCAGCGATCACTGAGACCCCTGCCAAGCCTTCCGTCACCATCGTGGAGAAATAACAATGTTTGACCTGTCTTCCATTAAAAAAACCAGCCCTCTCAGTTCACCCCCACGTTGCGTCATCCATGGCGATGGCGGTGTGGGCAAGACGGTGGCCGCTGCTGCAGCGCCGTCCCCAGTCTTCCTGCCGACCGAGCATGGCCTCGGCAACCTTGAGGTGGATGCGTTCCCTCTGATCACTGAGTGGAGCCAGATGCAGCAGGCGCTGACGTCACTTGCAGCCGGCGGCCATAACTTCCGCACGGTGGTCATTGATTCGCTGGACTGGCTTGAGCCCATCATCTGGCAGGAAATCTGCGTGCGTCACGGCGTTACGTCCATCGAGCGCATTGGGTACGGCAAAGGATACATTGAGGCGGTGGACCTCTGGGCCGAGCTGCTGCGCATGCTGGATGCGTTGGTGGCCCGCTCCATGATGCCGGTGCTGATCTGCCATTCCCAGGTGTCGAAGATTGAGCCACCGGATGCTGAAGCCTTCACCCGATACGGGCTAAAGTTACATCGGTCCGCTGCTGCGAAGATTGAGGAGTGGGCGGACGTCATTGGGCACGCATTCATTGAGCGCACTATTCGCAAAGAGGATGCCGGCTTCAATAAAAGCCGCAACATTGCGCAGTCCACTGGGCGTCGGTTGCTGAATGTCGCACCGACCCCTGCAGCATTGGCCAAGAATCGCTACACAACTGAAGACGTTCTGCCACTGGATGTGGCAATGCTTCTGGAATCCATCACTAAATCCAAAAAATAAGGATAGAACAATGCAATTGAACTTTGACCCCACGCAGAATTACGGCGCAAGCGCTACCCATGAGCCCCTGCCTGTTGGCAACTACACAGCCGTGATCACTGGCTGCGAGCAGAAGCAGGCCAAGTCCAACCCGGCCAACGCTTACCTTGAGCTGTCGCTGTCGGTAGTGGGCGGCACGCATGCGGATCGGCGCATATGGTCTCGGCTCAACCTCTGGAACCAGAACCAGATGTCTGTCGAGATTGCTCAGCGTACCCTCCAGCAGATTTGTATCGCGCTGGGCATTACGCGCCTGGGCGATTCAAGCGAGCTGCTCAACAAGCCTCTGCAGATCGTGGTGGGTCAGGATCGCCGTGATCCCAACAACACTGAGATCCGCCGCTTCATGAAGGTACAGGGCGTGCAGGCTGCGCCTGCGCCTGCAGCTGCAGCCCCTGCGAAGTCAGCAGCCCCTGCAGAAAAAATGCCCTGGGAGTGATCCAACATGGTCAGGGAGAAAATACTGGCCAGCTGGGAGGCGCGGCAATCGCCGCCGCGCCCTCACCTTGGCGCCTCTCAGATCGGCAACGACTGCAATCGCGCGCTGTGGTACTCGTTTCGCTGGGCGGTCTGGCCTCACTTTGATGGTCGCACCTTGCGTCTGTTTGATCGTGGTCAGCGTGAAGAAGCGGTCTTTGTTGAAGAGCTCAGGCGCATTGGTGCCCGGGTGCTTGATGTCAATCCGAAGACGGGCAAGCAGTTTTCCATTGCCCACTTTGGCGGTCACTTCTCAGGATCCGCTGACGGTGTCATCACCCAGCTTGCCGACCCGGCACTGGGCATTGAGTACAACGAGTGGCTGCTGCTTGAGTTCAAGACCCACTCGGCCAAGTCGTTTGCGGACCTGAACAAGAAAGGGCTGCGCGATTCAAAACCGATGCATTTTGATCAGATGCAGGTGTACATGGATGGTCTGCGCCTGTCTTCCGGTCTTTACCTGGCAGTGTGCAAGAACACCGACGACCTGTACGTTGAGCGGGTCGATCTGGATCCTGCGCACGCGGCCCGGTTGATCGACAAGGCAGGCCGGATCATTGCCACCGACAAGCCGCCAGAGCGCATGACCGAGAATCCGACCTACTATGCCTGCAAGTTCTGTGACTATGCGCCTGTGTGCCACGGTGGTGAGTTCCCCGAGGTGTCCTGCCGCACCTGTGCCTTCGCAACCTGTCTGCCGGACTCGGGCACCTGGCAATGCGGCAAGCACGCCAAGCCGCTGACCTATGACATGCAGCTGGATGCCTGTGACGATCATCTCTTCCTGCCGCCCGCGGTCAGCTATGAGGCGATTGACTCTACCGACACGTCGGTCACTTATCGCATTGGGGGTGAGCTTGAGGTCATCAACGGCACCGGTGGCTACACCAGCCGCGAGCTGCGTGAGAATGGTCACGCGCTGATGGATGAGAGCATGAAAAAAGCGGTCGATACGCTTAAGGCGGCTTTCCAGTGACGTACCAGCTTCGACCTTACCAACGTGAGTCGGTCGATGCCATGTTCAAGCACCTTGCGCAGCACGGCGGTCACCCGCTGCTGGTGCTGCCTTGTGCAGCTGGGAAGTCGCTGATCGTGGCTGAGATCGTGCGCTGCATTCATGCTACGGGTGCGCCGAAGATGCTGATGCTGACGCACACGAAGGAGCTGGTGGCGCAGAACTTCGACAAACTGCGTGCGCTCTGGCCTGAAGCGCCAGCCGGCATCTGCTGTGCTGGCCTCGGTCAAACCAACACGGATGACCAGATCACCTTCGGCACTATCCAGTCCGTCATCAATCGGCTCGATGCCATTGGTCAGCGTCCGGTGGTGATTATTGATGAGGCGCACCTCTTATCACCTGATGATGAGACCCTGTATGCCAGGCTGCTGGATTTCATGTCCAGCCGCTGCACGGTCATTGGTCTTACGGCCACACCCTTCCGGCTGAAGTCTGGCCTGCTGGTGGATGACGACGGCATCTTTGACGCGGTGGCACACGAAGTGCCTGCAGGCCTGTTGATGCAGGAAGGCTTCACTGCGCCGTTGGTCAAGTATGAGTCCAAGATCAAGGTGGACATGGGTGGCGTTCGGACCCGTGCCGGTGAGTTTGTGCCGCGCGATCTGGTGCAAGCCTTTGATGCTGCCGGGTCGCTGGATGACTTTGCCAGGGACATTGTGGCGCGTGCGGGTGCACGTCGCTGCTGGCTGGTGTTCTGCTCAAGCATTGATCAGGCTGAAGGGATGGCTGGCGCGCTGAATCGCTTAGGTGTGCCGAGCAAAGCGGTCACCGGTGACATGCCGGATGCAGAGCGTGATGAGACGCTGGCGGATTTCAGAGCGGGTCGTCTGCGTTGCATTACCAATGTGCGGGTGATGACCATCGGCGTGGATGTGCCGATGATCGACATGATCGTATTGCAAATGAGCACCAAGTCACCGGCGCTTTACGTCCAGATGCTGGGACGTGGGGTGCGCCTGCATCCTGGGAAGAAGGACTGCATGGTGCTGGACTATGGCGGCAATGTGGCCCGGCATGGTCCATACGACACGGTCACGCATGTGGTCAAAAAGCGGGCAGCGGGTGAGGCTGCTGATGCGCCGGTTAAGACCTGCGATGCGTGCGGCATGCTGAGCCATGCTGCGGTGCGCCTGTGTCCAGGCTGCGGCATGAGCTTTCCTGAGCCTGAGCCGCAGATCAATCTGCAGCCGGATACGGTGAGTCGGATTTTGTCGTTTGAGCCGATCAAGTCTGGCGGCATCTCGCTCCAGCGCTGGCGCTCGAAGTCATCAGGCCGGGACTGCTTGCGTATGGTTTACCTGTCAGAAGGCACCCCCGCGCTGCCGATTGCCAGCGAGTACTTCTCTGTCGAGGGACGCGGGCGGGTGTTCTTCGTTCGGCGCTGGTCGCAGCTGTTCAGCAGCCCGGCGCCTGAGACACTGGATGAAGCGCTGGCGAACATTGGGCCGATTGTACTGCGATTGATATTACATACGCAGCACAACGGCAGGCATACGAATGTGACCAAGGTGGAGGTGGTCAAATGAACGCACAGCAAAAGTCCGACGTTATTTTGAAACTGATCCAGCAGTCTGAAGAGCCGGTCAGTTTAATTGATATTGTCCGAAAGACGGACCTGCCGTATTCCGATATTTATTATGTGATCACGGGACCGCTGAGCAATGAGCTCAGCATTTTGAGTAGCGGGCGGGTGCGGCTGAAGTCAGCCTGGCATCGGGCTGCTGAGTTTTGGGTTGATTGATTTTATTAACGAGGAGAAGACAATGAAACATTTTGAGATGACAGACAACAAGCGTGAATTTCATGGCCGGACGCTGTATCAAATTCGTGCGCTTGTGGATATTGGTGATGACGTAAAAGCCGGCGATCTGGGCGGATGGATTGAAAGTGCCGACAGTCTTGGCTACTGGTGCTGGGTTTACCCTGACGCCAAAGTTTTCAAGGATGCTCGCATACTTGGCGGTGTAATACGCGGAGGCAATATTTTTGAAGCCAAGATAAC